GTTTTAAGTGGTAAGTTTTTTATACACCTAATAAAAAAAGAAGCTGACTCTATTGTCATTTACATCCAGAGTGGTGATGAGATTTTACTATGGAAAGAGTTTACATCTAATATGCCAGTGTCTATTGAGTACAATATAAATTTCTAATACAGTACAGTACAATTAAATTAAATTAAGTATGAAGTCACCATTTGCGTTTATAGCTAAACCTTTGGAGGGTAAAAGGTATAACAACACTAAAAAAATAGGGGGAATTGATTTCATTATCAATACCTCTCAAGAAGACCATAAGTACTCAAATAGAGAGGCTGAGGTTATAGAACTTCCATTAAAATATAATGGTCCGATACAAGTTGGAGACATACTTCTAGTGCATCATAATGTATTCAAGTATTACAACGATATCAAAGGAACTCAGCAGAGTGGTAAGAGCTGGTTTAAAGATGACTTATTTTTCATAGAGGACGAGCAGTTTTATATGTATAAGAATAAAGACGGATGGAACGCATACGGTAGATACTGTTTTGTAAAGCCAGTAGACGTTGAGGAGTCATACATCTATAAGCCAATTACAAACGAACCTTTAGTTGGGGAGATGGTATATCCAAATGAGTATCTATCAGGTCAGGATGTAAATAAAGGAGACTTAATATCTTTTACACCTGAGAGTGAGTATGAGTTTAATGTAGATGACGAGATTCTTTATAGAATTTATGATCATCAAATAACATTAGCGTTATGAATTCAAAAGAACTAAAATTAAGAATAATAGAGGCAGGGTATAAAGCAGTTGAGCAACTGATTAAAGTTTCCAAGGAGGCAATAATTAAGCAAGACCCTGAAGATGATTTGTCGGCAGATAAATTAAAGAATGCTGCAGCCACTAAAAAATTAGCGATATTTGATGCGTTTGAGATTCTAAGTAGGATAGACGCAGAGAAGGAAGCAATAGAGTCCTTAGAGAAAGGTCCTAGTAGAACTGATACAAAACAAGGCTTTGCAGAAAGAAAATCAAAATAGCTTATACATCTTACTTGAGGACGTAGTTCCTAAGAGTGTAATGACTAATAAGAACAAGGCTAAGTCTTGGGTGTATGGTCACGACCAGAAGTATGATTTTGTTGTGATATCTAAGGATGGAACGCTTGGTGATATTATTTCTATTCAGGGTTTAAGGATAGGTTTACCTGCCACCCCTAAGAAATGTTTTGAAAGGGACACAAAAAAGGATCAGCAATACTGGGAGAGACAAGCACTTCCTAAGATACTATCAAAGATTCAAACTATATTTCATTGGAACGATAAGCCAACTGAGTTTAAAAATCAGTGGGTAGACTATATTGAAGCAGAGTTTGATAGGAGAGAGTACGGTATGTGGTTTAAATCAAATGGAAAACCTACGTATGTAACTGGAGCTCAGTATATGTACTTACAGTGGACCTCAATTGATGTTGGTTACCCTGACTTCAGGGAGGCGAATAGGTTACTATTTTTATTTTGGGAAGCTTGTAAGGCTGACAAGAGAAGTTTTGGAATGGATTACTTAAAGATAAGACGTTCAGGATTCTCATTTATGTCATCATCTGAATGTGTTAATACAGGAACTCTTGCAAAAGATGCACGAGTTGGAATACTGTCTAAGACAGGGTCAGATGCAAAGAAGATGTTTACAGATAAGGTTGTTCCTATTGCAAATAGGCTACCATTTTTCTTTAGACCTATTCAAGATGGTATGGATAAACCAAAGACGGAGTTAGCGTTTAGGATTCCTGCGTCTAAGATTACTAAAAAAAATATGTTTGATTCTACTAACGATGAGTTATATGGATTGGATACCACAATAGATTGGAAGAATACTGACGACAATAGTTATGATGGTGAGAAGTTATTACTATTAGTTCACGATGAGTCAGGAAAATGGATTAAGCCTAATAATATTCTAAATAACTGGCGAGTTACAAAGACTTGTTTAAGATTGGGTAGTAAGATTATAGGAAAGTGTATGATGGGATCAACATCAAATGCACTATCAAAGGGTGGAGATAACTTCAAGAAGCTTTACGAGGACTCTGATGTTTTTACAAGAAATAAGAATGGTCAGACTAAGAGTGGTTTATATAGTTTATTTATTCCAATGGAATGGAATATGGAGGGATTTATCGACAGGTTCGGTATGCCTGTATTCCACACACCAAGTAAACCTGTGTTAGGTATTGATGGAGAGCCTATTATAAAAGGAGCTATTAACTACTGGCAGGATGAGGTTGACTCATTAAAGAATGATGCAGATGCATTAAACGAATACTACCGTCAATTCCCTAGAACAGAGTCACACGCATTTAGAGATGAGAGTAAGCAGTCTATATTTAACTTAACAAAGATATACCAACAGATTGATTACAACGACTCGTTAATAACTGACCATCATTTAACTAGAGGTAACTTAAGTTGGAAGAATGGAATAAAAGATACTGAGGTAATGTTTAACCCTGATACGAGAGGCAGATTTTATGTATCTTGGACACCAGAAAAGGGATTACAAAATAGAATAGAAACTAAGAACGGAATAAAACACCCAGGTAATAAACATCTTGGAGCGTTTGGATGTGATAGTTATGATATATCAGGAGTTGTTGGTGGAGGTGGATCTAATGGTGCACTTCACGGTAAGACAATGTTCCATATGGATAACGCACCAATTAACCAATTTTTCTTAGAGTATATTGCTAGACCACAAACTGCTGAGATATTCTTTGAGGATGTTTTAAAGGCTTGTGTGTTTTATGGTATGCCTATACTAATTGAGAACAATAAGCCAAGGTTGTTGTATCACTTTAAGAATAGAGGCTATAGGGGCTTCTGTATGAACCGTCCAGACAAGCACTATACTAAGTTATCAAAAACTGAAAAGGAGCTCGGAGGGATGCCCAATTCAAGCGAGGACATAAAACAAGCACACGCATCAGCAATTGAATCTTATATTGAAGAGCATATAGGAATTAAGAACGAAGATGAGATGGGAGATTGTATATTTGCCAGAACACTAGAGGACTGGGCAAAGTTTGATATAAGCAACAGAACGAAGTTTGATGCAAGTATATCTTCTGGATTAGCCATAATGGCAACACAAAGATACTTATACACACCACAGAAAAAAGTTTCCAAAATAAAGGTTAACTTTGCAATGTATAACAATAAAGGTACAAATAGCGAAATTATTAGATGAAGAAAGTAGACATAAATATATCATCTGCAGGTTTTCCTAGTCAATTTGTTTCAGATAGCAAGAAAGCTTCTGATGAGTTTGGTTTACAGATCGGGCAAGCAATTCAATACGAATGGTTCAAAAAAGACGGAAACAGTTGTAGATACTACGACCAATGGAAGGACTTCCACAGGTTGAGATTGTACGCAAGAGGTGAGCAATCTATAGGTAAATACAAGAACGAATTAGCGGTAGATGGTGACCTGTCTTACTTAAACCTAGACTGGACTCCAGTCCCTATACTTCCTAAATTTGTAGACATCGTTGTTAACGGTATGCAAAGTAGAGAGTTTGTTCCAAAGGCTTTTGCTCAGGATGCTATGTCTCAGTCAAAGAGAAGTAAGTATCAGCAAATGATAGAAGGACAGATGGTAGCTAAACCATTATTACAAACCATACAAAAGAAAACAGGAGTAGACCCTTTTACTGTTAATCCAGATGATTTACCAGCAACAGACGATGAGCTTAAGTTGTATATGCAACTTAACTACAAACCTGCTATTGAGATTGCGGAGGAGGAAGCTATTAGCACATTATTTGAAGTTAATAAATACAACGACACAAGAAAGAGATTAGATTACGATATGACTGTTTTAGGAATTGCCTGTGCAAAGCACGAGTTCTTATTAGGTGATGGAGTTAATATTAAATATGTTGACCCTGCAAATATCGTATACAGTTATACAGAAGATCCATACTTTACAGATTGCTTTTATTGGGGTGAGATTAAAACAGTTCCTATTGTAGAGCTAGTTAAGATTGACCCTACATTAAATAATGAAGACCTAGAGGAGATATCACAATCTTCTCAGAGTTGGTATGATTACTATAATGTTGCTCAGTTCCAACAGAATGATGCGTTCAATAAGGACACAGCTACATTAATGTACTTTAACTATAAGACAACTAAGAAGGTTGTTTATAAGAGAAAGGTTAAAGACAACGGTAATGTTAGTATGATTGAGAAGGATGATTCTTTCGATCCACCTATAGAGATGCAAGAGGAAGGTAACTTTACAAAAGAGTCTAAGACTATTGATGTTTGGTTTGAAGGGGTTATGGTTATGGGTACTAATATTTTACTACAGTGGAAGCTGATGGAGAATATGGTTAGACCACAGTCAGCTACACAACACGCAATACCAAATTACGTATGTGCTGCACCTAGAATGTATAAAGGAAATATTGAGTCTTTAGTTAGAAGAATGATACCATTCGCTGATTTGATTCAAATAACTCACTTAAAGTTACAGCAAGTAATTTCCAGAGTAGTTCCTGACGGTGTATTTATTGATGCAGATGGTTTAAACGAGGTTGACTTGGGAACAGGTAACGCTTATAACCCAGAAGATGCATTAAGATTATACTTTCAAACAGGTAGTGTTATCGGTAGGAGTTATACTCAAGATGGAGACTATAACCAGGGGAAAGTTCCAATTAAAGAATTACAGTCATCATCAGGGGCTTCTAAGACTCAGATGTTACACACAAACTATAACCATTATCTTAATCAGATTAGAATTGTTACAGGACTAAACGAAGCAAGAGACGGTAGTATGCCTGATCCAAATTCATTAGTTGGTTTACAAAAGATGGCAGCACTTAACTCAAACGTGGCAACAAGACACATACTTGACGCAAGTTTATACATCTATAAGAGTTTAGCTGAGGCTATTACTTATAGGGTGGCTGATATTTTACAGTACGCTGACTTTAAGGAAGAGTTTATAAATCAGATTGGAAAATACAATGTGTCTATACTAGGAGATATTAACGACCTATACATATACGACTTTGGTATCTTTATTGAATTGTCACCAGATGAGGAGCAGAGAGCACAGCTTGAGCAAAACATTCAGATGGCTTTATCTAAAGGAGATATTAATCTTGAAGATGCAATAGACGTTAGAGAACTTAAAAATATCAAGTTAGCAAACCAACTTCTTAAAATGAAGAGAATAGCTAAGCAGGATAGACAAGAGAAGATGGCTATGCAACAGCAAGCTATGGCGGCTCAGCAACAACTGAAAGCACAAGAGATGACAATGCAGGCTGACCAAATGAGGTTACAAGCTGAAACTCAAGCTAAGATGCAGTTCAGACAAGCTGATGTTGCTTTTGAAATTGAGAAATTAAAACAAGAAGCTCAGCTTAAGTCACAACTTATGCACGAGGAGTTCAACTTGAATATGCAACTAAGACAGGTAGATTCTCAGCAGTTACAAGGTAGAGAAGACCAAAGGGAAAATGCGAAAGCAGGAAGAATTAGTCAACAGAATACAGAGCAGTCACAACTAATAAACCAAAGAAAAAACAATTTGCCACCAAAGAATTTTGAATCTAACGAGGATAGCTTAGATGGCTTTGACTTAGCGGAGTTTAATCCTAGGTAGTGTTTAAAACTTTATTATTTTTTGTTTAACTTTGTATATAATTAAATCTAATAGAATATGGAAATTAAAGTAAAAGAGTACGATGGTGAAGATGGTAATAAATCCACTCAACAAATTGAGCAGGAATTATTAGACAAGCACGATGAGAAGATTGCAGGAGAATTTAACGATGATGCTGTAATTAAAGATTTTGAGACAGTTAATGTTACCGAAGAAGATCCAAAAGAGGAGCTTAATATTAAAAAAGAGGTAATTGAAAATATAACAGAAAACATTCCAGCTGAATTAAGCGAGGAAGATGTTCTTAAATTTATTGGAGATAGATATGGGAAAACGATAAACTCATTAGATGAGTTAAATCAAACTAGAGAAGAGACTGAACCCCTTCCCGAAGATGTGTCCCAATATCTTAAATATAAAAAAGAAACAGGTCGTGGAATTAATGACTTCTATGAATTACAGAAGGACTTTGATGAGATGTCACCTGATAAATTGCTAAGAGATTATCTTACTGCAACCGAGAAAGGGTTGGACTCTGATGATATCAATGACTTAATGGAAGACTATGACTTCGATGAGGACTTAGATGACGACAGAGAGATTAAGAAGATTAAATTAGCAAAGAAAAAAACTATTGCGAAAGCCAAAGATTATTTTGCAGAACAGCAGGAAAAATACAGAATCCCTCTTGAGTCGAGTAGGGATGTATCATCTGAAAGTGCAGAAGAGTCTGAGGAGTATAAACAGTATATAGCTAAAGCTAAGACGGTAGAAGATGAGCAGTCTCGTTTACGAGATGTTTTTCTTAAAAAAACAAACGATGTGTTTGACGAATTCAAAGGTTTTGAGTTTACATTAGATAACAACAAAGTTTTATTTTCAACTGGTGACGCTGCTGAATTGAAGAAGATTCATTCAGACCCTAGTAGTTTCATTAAGAAATTCCAAGGAGAAGATGGTAGTCTTACTAATGCAGGCGAGTATCACAAGTCATTAGCTATGGCAATGCAACCAGACAAGTTTGCGAAATTCTTTTACGAGCAAGGGAAAACAGCTGCAGCTGATGACCAAATGAAAAAGTTGAAAAACATTAATATGACAACTAGATCAGCTCCAGAGGTATCGTCAACGAAATCAGGTGTGCAAATAAAATCTATAAACCCCGACCACGGGAAAGGGTTAAGGATTAGAAGTAGAAAAAAATAACTTAACAACTAAAAACTAAAAAACAATGGCGGTATCAAATATCCCAGGTTTCGATTTACAACCAAGTGCACAGAGAGTGCCAGTAAAGTCAAACTACATTACTAACTTCGATTTTTTAAATCAGTATCTTCCTGATACTTATGAAAAAGAGTTTGAAAGATATGGTAATAGAACAATCTCATCATTCTTAAGAATGGTTGGTGCAGAAATGCCATCTAATTCTGACCTTATCAAATGGGCTGAGCAAGGAAGATTACACACTAAGTACACTGACGTATCAACTTCAGCAGCAATTAACGCACCTACAGCAACATTCGCAGTGGCAGATGTTTTAAACCCAGCAGGTGGAGCAGGATCAATTGCTATCAGAGTTGGTCAAACAGTATTTTTATCTGACAATGCAGGTACAGGAAGCGGAAAAGCTATCGTAACTGCTGTTGATTATGCACAGAAAGAATTTACTTGTGCATTCTATGCAGCAGGTGGTTTATTCGTTGCAGGTGCAGGTGCTAAATTTACAGTATTTATCTACGGTTCTGAATTCAAAAAAGGAACAGAAGGTATGGCAGGTTCTTTAGAATCTGATGATTTTATTTTCGAGAACTCTCCTATCATCATCAAAGATAAGTATGCAGTATCAGGTTCTGATATGGCACAAATCGGATGGGTAGAAGTTACTACTGAAAATGGAGCAAACGGATACTTATGGTATTTAAAGTCTGAGCACGAAACAAGATTACGTTTTGATGATTACTTAGAAACAGCAATGATTGAAGCAGTTCCTGCTGAAGTAGGTTCAGGTGCAATTTCAACTACAGGTGATGTAGGTAACAAAGGTTCTGATGGTATCTTCTACGTTGTAGAGAACAGAGGAAATGTATACGGTGGTGGTAATCCAACAACTCTTGCAGAGTGGGATACAATCGTATCTAGACTTGATAAGCAAGGTGCTATTGAAGAGAATGTAATCTTCGTTGATAGAAACTTTTCTTTTGACATTGACGATATGTTAGCTGGTCAATCATCTAATGCAGCAGGTGGCGTATCTTATGGTTTATTTGACAACGATAAAGATATGTCTTTAAACTTAGGTTTCACAGGATTCCGTAGAGGTTATGATTTCTACAAATCTGATTGGAAATACTTGAATGACCCAACAATGCGTGGTGGTTTATCAGCAGCAGCTGGATCAGGTAGAGTTAATGGATTATTAGTTCCTGCAGGTTCAACATCAGTGTATGATCAAATCTTAGGTAAAAACGCTAAGAGACCATTCTTACACGTTAGATATAGAGCTTCAGAAACTGAAGACAGACGTTACAAAACTTGGATTACAGGTTCTGCAGGTGGTGCTGAAACTTCTAGCTTAGATGCTATGGAAGTTCACTTCTTATCTGAAAGAGCTGTATGTACTTTAGGTGCTAACAACTTCTTCTTGTTTAATAGCTAGAAGACAAATAATTAAGGGGGAGGCTAATACCTCCCCTTTTTTAAATTCAAATTAAATTATATTATAATGAAAACAGCAAAAACAAAAACAGTCTTTACAGACAAACAGTATCGTTTGGTACAGGAGATAGCACCGCTTTCTTTTATGTTACCAACAAGAAATAGTAAAAGGTTTCCTTTAATGTATTTCGATGATGAGACAGGTATAAACCGCTCACTTAGATATGCAAGTAACCAAAAGAGTCCGTTTGAAGATGAGCAGGATGGTAATGCAATATTATCACCAATTATTTTTGAAGATGGATTTTTACACGTTCCAAAGCAGAACCAAATTTTACAAGAATTTTTGCACTATCACCCATTAAACAGAGTGAAGTTTGCAGAAGTTAACGCAGCGAAAGATGCAGAAGAAGAAGTAGAGATGTTAATGATAGAAGCAGACGCAATGACTGAAGCCAAAGCATTATCATTAGACCAATTAGAAACAGTATGTAGAGTCTTATTTAATAAGGACACATCTAAAGTTTCAACAGCAGAGCTAAGAAGAGATATATTAGTATTTGCTAAAAATTACCCACAAGACTTCATTGAAGTAATTAATGACCCTGAATTAAAAATGGCAGGAACTGTACAACAGTTTTTTGACAAGGGAGTACTTGCATTCAGAAAGAGTAATAAAGAGGTTTGGTTCAACACAGAAACAAACAAGACTAAGATGTTAAACGTACCATTTGGACAAGACGGTATGGACTTAGTTATCTCATACTTAAAATCTGATGAAGGTATTGACACATTACAACACCTTGAGAAGTTAATAAAATAAGAGTAATCTTTACGCTACCCATTTGAACAGCGTCCCAGGAAGATTCATTTTGCTTAAGCCACCTCTATTAATTTAGTGGTGGTTTTTTATTGTTATCTTTGTAAAAAAGAATTACAGATGATAAACTCAGTTAGACAAACAGTAATGTCGGTACTGAATAAAAATAACTACGGATACATATCTCCGTCAGATTTTAACTTATTTGCAAAGCAAGCTCAGTTAGATCTATTTGAAAACTATTTTTATTCATATAACTATCAGATATTAAAAGAGAACGCTAGACAATCAGGTACTGGGTACGCTGATATTACAAAAGGATTAGAAGAAGTTATTGATACATTTTCTGTTCAGTTACCTCTATTAAAATCTACAGGAAGTTCATACTTCTTACCATCATTGATTACAACTAGTAATGACTACTATTTAATAAATAAGAACCTAATTTATAATAAAGTATTGGTATCAGATGAGACTACTACAGCAACGAATGGATTAGGAACTGCGGTAATAGATACCTCAGTAAACTTTTTATCTTTAGGAATTAGTGTTGGAGATATCGTTGCTACGGTAACAAATGGAATAACATATAATGTAGCTATACTTTCTATAATAAGTTCAACAGAGCTCCTTATAGAGGCTCCTACAGGTATCACACTGTTTGATGTTATAGGTAAAAAATATGATGTATACTCAGCTAATCACATTAAGGAAGCAGAGAAGGTAACACATAGTAAGATTACAATGCTTAATAACTCGTTACTTACTAAACCTAACTTAACGTATCCAGCTTACACACAGAACGCTAACTTAGCACAAGCGTATCCTTCTAGTGTAAATGGTATAGGTCAGTTGGTATCACAATATATTAGATTTCCTCACACACCAAAATGGACATTTGTTGACCTGACTAACGGTGAGCCAGCATTTAATGCTACTGCCAATGACTATCAAGATTTTGAGCTACCTAACGATGACGAGGTAAACTTAATCAATAAGATACTTCAATACGCAGGAATGAGCATTAGAGAAATAGCAGCAGTACAATTTGCAGGAGCACAAGAGGCAGCGGAACAAACATCAGAGAAATAAATTATGGCATATATATCACAGTATCAATATTATGAGAATGGAGGAGCATCTCCTGAAGATGCTAATTGGGGTTCATATCAGTATGTATCTTTAGAGGATATAGTTAATAATTTTATGTTAATGTATGCTGGAAATCATAGCCTTGTAAATAACGAGGAGAGATTTAAAATATTATTCCACGCAAAGAGAGCAATTCAAGAGTTAAATTATGACGCATTTAAGGAAGTAAAAATCCTTGAGCTAAGTGTTTGTGACTCTTTAAGATTTGTTTTACCGTCTGACTATGTAAACTGGGTTAGAATATCTCAGTATAGAGACGGTGTGTTATACCCATTAGGAGAAAACATTCAAACAAATTGGAGTGGTGCTTATTTACAAGATAATAATTGTAAGATATTATTTGACCAAGATGGTGTTGCATTAAAACCTGAGTTCTCTACCGTTGATAGCGATAGAATATTCGGAGGTGCACAGTCTATTTACTTAAACCAAGGATCACCAATGAACGGTGCGTCTGGATGGAATGTTGATGGGCAGTGGTATTTTGAACATACAGTAGGTGCAGCATTTGGTTTAAACACTGAGACTGCAAACGCTAATCCAACATTTAAAATAAACCCAAAAGGTGGAGTGATAAACTTTAGCTCAGGTATGTCAGGAGAACTTTGTGTTCTTGAATATGTATCAGATGGTATGGAGAACGGTGACGATAGCTTAGTCACTGTAAATAAGATGTTTGAAGATTTTATATACGCATACATAGAGTTTGCAATTCTTAGCTCTAAGGTTGGAGTTCAAGAATATATCGTAACAAGACTAAGAAAACGTAAGAGTGCTCTTTTAAGAAACGCTAAAATTAGAATTAGTAACATTCATCCTGGTAGATTATTACAGAATCTAAGAGGAAGAGATAAGTGGTTAAAGTAATATGGCAAAAACAGCAAGAAATTTTACTGCAGGTAAGATGAATAAAATGGTCGATGAGAGACTCATACCTAACGGTGAGTATATTGACGCATTAAATATTCGTATGGGTTCTACTGAAACTTCTGAGATAGGGGTAATAGAGAACTCAAAAGGAAATACTAAATTAACTACATTAAGTTTTAGAGGAACTAGCTTCTCAAGTACAGCCAGAACAATCGGTGCGTATGAAGATGGTTCACTTGAGACTGTATACTGGTTTGTACACGACAGTAATTTCACTGAGAGTCCAACTGGAAAGTTAGATGCAATAGTTTCTTACAACACTGACACACAAATAGTTACATATCACGTTGTGAGTATAGATGACGGTGGAGGTGTAAATACAACATTGAATTTTGACCCTCAGTATTTAATTACAGGGGTTGATAAGGTAGAAAATCTTTTATTCTTTACAGATAACACTAATCCTCCAAGAAAGATTAATGTGATAAAGAACTATCAAGAACCTGATATAGTTACAAATATAGATGGGTTTCCTTATGATGACATAATGGTTATTAAGAGACCACCATCAGAATCTCCTTCGTTAGCATTAACACAAATATCTAATCAAGAGAACTACTTAGAAGAAAGATTTATATGTTTTGCTTACAGATATAAGTATGATGATGACGAGTACTCAGCTACATCACAATGGAGTGATCCTGCGTTCTCACCAAAGCCTTTTGATTTTTCAACAGCAAGTTACTTAAATGAAGGTGCACAAAATTTATACAACACAGCAGAGATAACATTTAACACAGGAGGACCTTTAGTGACTGGTATTGATTTACTATTCAAAGACTCAGGGAATTCTATTATCAAAATAATTGAGAAATTAACTAAAGAAGAGCAGGGATACTCTGATAATCAAGAAGTTACGTACCAATTTTCAAACAGTAAAATATTTACAATACTATCAGAAGCAGAGATATTAAGATTATACGATAATGTACCAAGGTTATCACAGGCTAGTACTATTATGGGTAACAGACTTATGTATGGAAATTACGTAGAAGGTTATGACTTGATAGATTTTAATAACAACCCTACGAGATTTGATTACATAACGTCACCAGTAAGTAAGTCGTTTGCCTCCGAAGAGATATCAGGAACTTTAGAACAAGGTTATTTTTCAATTGGTGGTACTTCATATAACTATCCAGAGGGAAAAGTTAATTTTGACCTTACGGGTGTTGAATTAGTAGAAGGAGCTATAATTACATTTAACTTTACATTCTCACACGAGTCTTGGTCAGGACCTGCTCCTACACCAACTATAGACAATGCTAATCAAGAGTTTCAGTATTCATTAATACTTACTCAAGATTTTAATAGTGTATATGAGTTTATAACAAGTGTAGATTTTACCGAGGCAGTTGGAACAATGTTGCCTGGTGGTAACATTCAACCTATGGCTACAGCTCAGGATGGAACTACAATGACTGATATCTATAATAATCTTTTTGCAAATGTATTAGGGTCAAATTTAAAATATGAGAGTGGTATAATAATTAAAGAACAAGCTATTGACGTACAAGGAACACCAGGCTCTAATGAGTTTACGATGAAATTCCTTGCTGTACAATATGCATTTCCTGACGTTGTATCACCAACATCAGTGTATACTGAGTATTTTCAAATTAAAAGTCCTGTTCTTAGCTACTCTAAATTAGGGTCAGGACAGAGTTTACATAGTAATAGAGGTTATGAGATTGGTATCATCTATATGGATGAGTTCAAGAG